TAGATTGGATACCTAATCCCATTTACATCCAATAAAATCAAATAGTTGCGCCAACAGCCTGACGGATTCAGTGACATGCCATCAGTATTTGAGGTAAAAAATCTGATTTTGAGGGGTCATTGCCGCCAAAAATAAATGTAAAAATTTCGTATTTATTTTCGCGATTGCGGGGGTTTGGGGGCCACGGGGGGTGCATCGCGCTACCAATCTATTCAATACCCCCACGAAAATTTTCGCCATACATTTTGCTCCCAAGCATCGCCCCTTTCCTTTCGGATGCCGCCAGATTCGGCCTGTACGGCGCTACAGCTCCTCCCGGCACTGGCTCGCTACCCCGGTAGCGGGATGACACCATCAGCCCTCCCAAGACTCCCAAGACTTCCAAGACTTACCAAGACTTACCAAGACTTACCAAGACCTTCCAAGACCTTCCAAGACCTTCCAAGACCTTCCAAGACCTTCCAAGACTTGCCAAGACTCTCCCCACCACACCGGCGGCGAAGCCGCCCACAATGAGGGGGCGAAGCCCCCTAAAAATAGGGAGTACCCAAGTCCGGGAAACTGACCTACAGTTGGGGGTGCGGGCGTAGGCACCTCCCAGACCCGGTAATGGGGAAGACCATCAGGGAGTATTCCCGAATGGGCGTCCCCGATGATGGTGTCACTCTGTTTACAGTGTTTTGGGGGCAGGATCAATATCCTTCTTCTTGGTCTCCCTTCTTCCAAAGGCAGGGGGTGAAGGGGGAGGCACTCCCTCTTCCTGCTTAGGCGGCCTAGGGAGAGGAAAATCCGTGAGGATTTTCCGATACCAAGATTGTGGAAGTGGGGGAAGGTGGTGGAGGGGATGATGGGGGATTCTGGTCGTGGTAGACTTCGCAAGCGCTTTTATTGTGGGTGCGCGCTCCGCGCTTTCTTGAGTGCGCTTGGTGGCCTTGCTTTTCAAGGCGCAGCCTTGGTCCGTAGATAACTTAAGGTATTCCCTAAGGTGTCCTTTGGGACATATTATCCGGCACTTTGTCAAGCCCCTATTATCCAATTGTATTGGTCATATAGATCAACAGCTTACATTAATTCAGAAACAACGGGAATCGGTATTGACTGACATTTCCGTTAATTAAACGTTAAATAAAAGCCGAGTCGCGCACACCAAGTGTTTGATCTATAAAGAAAGTGGGGGTTAATGCGATGGGATATTTTGAACCCGCGTCACCTATTTAACGAAATATTCACCTTTGTGGTGAAAAATTCATCACCTTCAGCAGATTGTATCGCTGATTTCGCCTGTGACGGCCTGCACGGCCTGCCGATACAGCCCATCCCAGGTATGCCGATGCGGCTTGCCGGGACGCCAGTTGCGGAGGTAGCACTGCCACGCGGATTCGGGATTACCGATCTCGGGAAGCGGTTTCGGGTCGGTCCATAGCAGCAGTCGGGCGAAGGCACAGGCCAGTACATCGTCTGCTGCCAGCGCTTCATTGACGGTGGCCGGGCGGATATCGCCCAGACGCTGGTAGGCGATGAACCCGGCCAGTGACGCGGTACGCGAATGGCGCAGGACCCCGCGTGTGCCTCCGCCTGCCTCAAATTGCCAAAAGCCCCTTGCGGGGCCGTTGAGTTGCTTGCGGTGGATGAAGCGGGATTCCTGTAGCCCGATGGCGATCAGCATGCTCTGGCTGGCCGGGGTGAAAGGAATTGTCGGGATAAGCCTGGCGGCTTGCGGGATGGTCTTGGTCAGAACGTCAGTAACGCTCATAACACCTCAAGGTAGTTGTCGGGAACGGGGCGGTGCCCCAGGGCGGACTGGATGAAGTCCCGGTATTGCTGGTCCTGTAGTTCTTCCTGATAGCGGTCTTCTTCCTTGCTGACATCGCGGGCCAGTTGGTCGGCCCAATACTTGACTGCCATCGCCAGCGCTTCCAGGCGGTCGTCGTGGCGCAAGGCTCCGCGTTCGCGGGTGATACGGGTCAATTGGTAGAACAATTGGAAGCGTTGTTCGGCTTGTTGGTCGGCTTTCAGAACAGTGGCGTCCATGATGAGGCGGTGCTGGTTCAGAACCGGCTCCAGGGCGTCGATGATGCGGTGCTCTTTGGAGGTGCCGTAGTGCTTGACCTCTTCAATGCTGCACGGGTAAATCCGCGCCATGACCCCGGACAGCATCTTGGTGAACATGCCATCGCCAAAGTTGGCTTCCACCAAAATGACGTTGACCTTTTCGGCGCGGGCGATGTGGGCGAGGGTTTCCAGGGCGGCGTCGTCGTAACCGCCTTTGGTCGCCCCGGCGCGGCGGCAATACATCATCCCGCGTAGCTGGCCGATGACGGCATAGCCGGTCTCATCGCCGCCACGGCCCGAGGGGTCAATCGCCATCACCTTGCCGGTGTACGGCTCCATTTCGGGGGCGGTGTACATCGGGCGGTGCAGGCGGTCGCCGGTAAAACCGACGGACGGGATGTCGGTCACGATGCCCTCCGGGCTGGATGACCACACGGCGCGGATCGGGGCGACTTCCCGGTCCACGTCCATGACGATGAGGTCAGACAGTTTCAGCGGGTAGCGTTCGCTGTCTGACAGCGAGGCATCGAGCATGAATTGCAGCATGAACCCGCTGCGGCCATAGCTGGCTTCGCGTTCCATGAGGTCAGCATCGCTGAAGCGGATGCTCTCGCAGTTCGTCCACGCAAGCCTTGGATTGCCCTCATAGGCATCGGCGATCAGCGGGGCCAGGCGGTCGCCATAGATCGCCCGGTGCTTGCTGTCCTTGGGGTAGCGGGCGGGCCAGATGCGGATGTGGTAGCCGCGTTCGGGCAGCTTGTTGTACAGCGATTCTTCGGTCTGCGGGGTGCCCAGGTAAATGATCTCGCCGCCGGGTTTCAGGACCGCATCAAACTCTTTCACCAGTTCGCCGAGCTTTTCGCGCTGGATCACGGTCATGGAGTTCTTCGGGTTCTCCACGTCATCGGCGATGATGGTGTCGGCACGGGAGCCGGTCAATTGCCCGGTGATGCCGACTGACTTTACCGACGGCGATTGGTCGGGCGTGGCCGGTCCGACATCAAAGGCCAGATTGGAGCTGCGCTGTTCGGGCCGGGGTTTGAGGTGCTGCAATTCCGGCATGGTGTCGATGAGCCGCTTGACGAAGACGGAGAAGGCATCGGCGCGTTCCTTGCTCGCCGAGACCACCATGATCTTCTTCTGCGGGTCCTGCCACAGCAGCCAGCAGGCGTAGGCGGCGGTGAGCCAGGATTTGCCGACACCCCGGTAGGCCATGATGATGCGCCGCCGGGGGCCGGACTGTAGAAAATTGCAGATGTCGTATTGGATCGGTGTTGGCGCGGGCAGGCCCAGTTCTTTCCAGATGTACCAGGCGAAGTTTTTGAAGCTGGTGAACGGGTGCGGTGTGGGAGCCTCGGCCATCAGTTGACCGTCATCGCGTCCGTGGCCGGGTCAAACGGGAACTCGGCCACTTTATGGGCCAGGGTGCCCAGGGGAGTCCCGCTCACAGGCAGGGCGTCCACGCCGTTGTCTTTGACGAATTGGCGGATGACGTTGAACAGGGAGGCCGCGCCGCGTTCGGCGGGATCGATGGTGTCCAGGGCCTCGATAAAGACCCTGGCAAGTTTGCCGTGAATGATGCCGATGGTATCGACGGATGCGCGTTTCATTTTTGGACAATCCGTTGGAAGAAGGGAAACAGGGCCGATTCGCCCAGGGAGGTGAGGATGCAGGCCAGGGCGACCTGGCCCATAAAGCTCACTTCGGGGATGAAGATCACGACGGCCCCAGCGGCGAGGCCCAATGCGCCGGACAAGATCGCGCGGCCCAATACCACACGCCAGGTCAGGCGTTCGTCCGTGGTCAGCATCTTGGCCAAGGCCACGATCACGCCAACGCCTGCCAGGGTGCTGGCGAGTTTGATTTCGGACATGTTCAGGACCCCGCCGCACGCACCCAGACCAGGGTGCCGCCCAGATACAGGGCCTGTACCGGGGAGACCCCGATGCGTAGGTCAGACACGCCAAGGGTGCCAAGTTTGATGGTCATGCAGATTCCTTAAACGATGATGTAAAGGGTGTTGGGGTCTTTGCTCGCCAGCGCGTCATAGGTGGACTGGCTGAGCTTTTTGATTCCGGCGACACCGCCGCCGTTGGCGACTGCGCCGATTTCGGGCAGGGAAAACGCGATGTCGGTGCTGCCGTTGGTGCTTTTCTCTTTGGCACCAATTTTGAACTTGCGCCAAGCGCCCCAGGTCTGGGTGACGATATTGGCCGAGCCGTTAAATGAGGTGCCGTTGACCGTCGGGGAGGTGCTGAGCTTGCTGGCGCTGGTGGCGTTGCCGTTAAACCCCGGCGCGGTGATCGGGCCTGTGCTGTGCACTTGCCCGGCGGAATTGATCCACAACCGCCCCTGCGGTTGAGAGGTGACGGGATCATATCGTTGTAAATTAAGGCTGTCCGTTGCCCGGCTCCAGTATAGAACCGCCCTGTGCGCGGACGTCTCATCACGTAGCCAAATCGCCGCATTTCCCGCAGTAGCCGCTTTCAGCCCAAGACTTGTTTGAACGTTGAGTCCTCCACTCAACGTCCCGCCTGCTGTGCTGAGTTTTGCGTCCGGGTCAAAATTGCCTGAATGCCAAATCCTGGACCAAGCCTGTGCGCCGTCGTTATTCACGGAGCGGAAATGCAGGTCCTGAGTGAAGTAATTGCATGAAAGCTGCAAAGCGTAGTAATTGGACGTGTTCCCGTCAGTGGTCGAGATCAGATGCCACCAGTTGCCGCCATTCGGGAACGGCCAGCCCGGCCCAGGTTCACGGCGCTGGTAGAAGCCGCTGGGGATGCGCTGCGTGATGTCCTGGGGGGCGGTTTCAGTTGACTTGACACCCTGCGCCAACTGCGTGTCGATGTCTAGCTTTATCTGCGGAAATGACGGCAGGGTATGCTGGATACCGGCCCCGTCGGTCACGGTCACGGTGCCCTGGGGTTTACTGATGAAATCGATCATCTGGTATTCGCGGGTATTCCAGCGATTGACCAGGGCGGAAAGATCGGCGGCGAGTTGGGTACTTGTGATTGTGGTCACAATGGACTCCTGAAAGGGTTGAGATGAAAGGGGTTAGCGGATGCCGAAAACATGGCCTTGCACGGAAATGACGTTCCGTAATGGACTGCCGTGTGCGGCGTAAAAGACGGCGGTATCGATAAATCTCACTCTGACGCGGTATTCGCGTGCAGATGCTGTTGGAGCGGCTGTTGCAAGCAACATCAGTGAATCTCCCCCGGTATGCACTCTCTTCTTTACATACGAATCTGCGGCTCCACTCCACGCCATGATTTCTGTTGAGAGGGATTCATATGAATCGATTTCCTGCCAAATCGAACCTGCCTTTTCTTCCAGCAGGGCGTGCACCCCGAAGCTTTCTTCCATTGAAGAATAGCCGTCTGTTGTTTTGCTCTGCGGGAAATTAAGCCTCACTTTCAGCATGATGGAAGGGGTGTGCATTTCCCCCACCACAAGAGGCGCGGGCAGTACGAACCTCGTGACTTCCTGATAATCCGAGTGCCGTCTAAGCGCTGTGTTGTCCACATAATTAAGGGGCACAGCCCCGCTCCAATTGATCGCCGTGGCACTTTGAAACTGCCCCACGACATTTCCAGCGTGGACCTTGCCCTTGAATGCGGCATTGCCCTGTTTGTCGATCCACACCACCGCGTTATTGGCGGTCTTGGCCCCACTGCCGATCCACAGCGGCCATTGGCCGATATTGGACAGTTCGGCCCGAAATTCCAGCGGGTTTGTGACGTCGCCATTGCCGTCCAGCGTATGCGTTTTGAACGTACCGCCGTTGACCGTGCCCATGTTGGCAGTAATGGCCGACAGGGTGTTGGCCTTGATCTTGTTGGCGGTAATACTGCCGTCCACCAACAACTGCCCGGTAATGCCTACGGTGGAAACGCCGTTGACCTGCCCGACAACAAACGGGTATTTCAACTGCGCCTTGTCGCCGCCCTGGGCATACTGCGGATGCACAAACGCCATGCGGTCGGCCATGACAATAAAGTCGCTGCCCGTGGCCGGGTTGGCCGATAACGCGATCCCGGCAATGACCGGCTGGCCGTTGACCTGTCCGGCGTTGATCTTGACCGAATACGACGCCTGCCATTGCCCGTACATCCCGGCGTGCTGCCCGGCCACGGTGTTGAACTCCTGTTGCAGCGTGGCGAAGTGGCCGTCCTGAAACGCCTGTACCTTGGTCTGGGCGATGGATGCCGCCTCGGTACTGGTGATCTTGGCATCAAGGATGTGCTGAATGGCGGCGTTGCCGGAGGCGATGTGCGCGTATAGCAGGGTATCGGAGCGTGCCAGCGCCATGTCCGCCGCCGCTTCGGCGGTATTGATGCGGGCATTGAAGGCATCGGTCAGGATGTCGCCTTGATGGGCGATCTGTGCATTGAGGGCGTCGGTTGTCGAGGCCAGGGCCTGTTCGGCATTGGCTTCCACTTCGTTGATACGCTCGTGCAGCGCGCCCGCCACCAGTGCATCGCCTTCAATCATCTGCGCTTGCAAGCCTTCCTTGAGCGCTGCCCGCGCGGCGGTTGCGCTGCTTTCCACCTCGTCCAGGCGCTCATTGAGCGCTGCCGACATGGCCTGATCGCCCTGGCGGATTTGCGCGCCCAGCGACTGCCCCATCCGCACGCGGGCGAGGTCTGCATGCGTTTCCACTTCGCTGATCCGCTGATGCAGGGCGGCTGACACCGCGCCATCCGCGCCCCGGATTTGTGATTGCAAACGTTCGGTCAGGACCACGCGCGACAGGTCCGCTTCGGCGATGACCTCGACAACCCGCTCACTGAGCGCGGCGGTTTCTTGCTTGCCGCCAGTGATCTGCGCTTGCAGGTGTTCCTTAAGCAAGGCGCGTGCCGATTCGGCGTTGCTTTCGGCTTCGCTGATCCGCTCGTTGAGCGCGGTTGTGACTGTACCATCCGCCCAGCGGATTTGAGATTGCAACTTCTCCTGCGAGACCGCACGCGCCAATTCCGCTTCGGCGGTGACGTTTTCCATCCGCTCATTAAGGGCGGCGGTTTCGGCCTCCCCGGCATCAATCTGTGCCTGTAGCTGTTCCTTGAGCGCGGCGCGTGCGGATTCCGCCGTGCTTTCGACCGTATCGACACGCTCATTGAGAGCGAGTGCAACATCCGTGTCGCCTTCCACGATCTGCGCTTGCAGGGATTCCTTGAGCGATGCCCGTGCCGATGTTGCATTGGCCTCCACATCATTGAGGCGGAGGCTCAATGCGGCGGTCTCCTGTTTACCGCCGGTGATCTGCGCCTGTAAATGCTCCTTGATTACTGCCCGCGCATGGGTGGCGTTGCTTTCTGCCTCGGCGATACGTTCGTTGAGCGCGGTGGTCACGATCCCATCCGCCCATCGGATTTGCGATTGCAGCTTTTCCTGAGACACCACGCGGGCCAGTTCTGCTTCGGTAACAACTTCAGCAACCCGTTCACTCAATGCGGCTGTTTCCGCCTTGCCGCCGGTAATTTGCGCCTGAAGATGTTCCTTGAGCGCGGCGCGGGCCGATTCAGCATTGCTTTCTGCCGTGGCGATGCGCTCATTGAGTGCGGTTGTCACGGCCCCGTCGGCCCATCGAATCTGCGATTGCAGGCGTTCCTGGGACACGGCACGGGCAAGCTCAGCCTCTGCGATGGCGCTGTCCATGCGCTCATTCAGTGCGGCCGTTTCAGCCTCGCCGCTGTCAATCTGCGCTTGCAGGTGCGCGGCGGATGAGACACGCGCCGCTTCTGCCGTGCTTTCCACGCTGTCAATGCGTTCGTTCAGCCCCTGGGACAGCGCTTGATCGCCTTCCGTGATCTGCGCTTGCAGGTGTTCCCTGAGTGCGCTGCGGGCCGATTCAGCATCGGCTTCGGCTTCACTGAGCCGCTGATGTAGCGCGGCAGTGGCGGTTTCCCCTTTGACGATCTGGGCCTGCAATTGCTCCTTGATCCTGGCGCGGGCCGATTCGGCATTGCTTTCGACTTCATTGACACGCTGGTGCAGGGCCGTGGACACCGTACCGTCTGCCCATCGAATCTGCGATTGCAGTTTTTCCTGCGACACTGCCCGCGCAAGCTCCGCCTCGGCGACAACCTCACTGACGCGCTCACTGAGCGCCGCCGTTTCCTGCTTGCCACCGACAATCTGTGCCTGTAACTGTTCCTTGAGTGCGGCACGCGCCGATTCGGCATTGCTTTCGGCCTCGCTGATCCGTTCGTTGAGCGGGGTGGAGACCGTGCCATCGGCCCATCGTATCTGGGACTGCAATTTCTCCTGCGAGACCGCACGCGCCAATTCGGCCTCGGCAATCACGCTATCCACGCGCTCGTGCAGGGCCGCAGTCTCGGTGCCCCCGGCATCGATCTGGGCTTGCAGGTGTTCCTTGAGTGAGGCACGTGCGGCTTCTGCCGTGGTTTCGGCTTCGTCGATGCGCTCGTTCAGGGCCAGTGACACGGCGGTATCGCCTTCCGCGATCTGCGCCTGCAATTGCTGCATGAGGCTGGCACGCGCCGATGTGGCGTCGGCTTCCACTTCACTGACGCGCATGCTCAATGCAGCCAGGTCTTGTTGACCGCCGGTAAGCTGCGCCTGAAGCTGTTCCTTGAGCAGGGCGCGGGCGTGATCGGCGCTGGATTCCACTTCGCTGATGCGCAGGTTCAGCGCCTGTGATAGCGCGCCATCCGCCCCCCGAAGCTGCGATTGCAGGGATTCCTTGAGCACGCTGCGGGCAAGATCGGCTTCGGCGATGACCTCTACCAGACGCTGCTGCAAGGCGTTGGCGACCGCATCATCCCCGGCTTCAAACTGCGCTTGCAGGGTATCGGCCAGTGCTGCGCGGGCCTGTGTCGCCGTGCTTTCGGCCTCGCTGATGCGGTGATTGAGGGCAGTTGAGACGGCCTGATCGCCTGCGCTGATTTTGGTTTCCAGAAGGTCACGGGTTGCAGCGCGGGCGGCATCGGCGCGGGTCTCCACTTCGCGGATGTGCTGATTGAGTGCTTGCGACAACGCGCCATCTGCACCCCGGATTTGGGTTTGCAGGGATTCCTTGAGGACTGAGCGTGACAGGTCCGCTTCGGCTTCCACTTCACTGATGCGCTGATTGAGGGCCGCTGAGACCGCATTGTCTCCGTCCACGATCTGCGCGTGCAGGTCCGTTGTTGCAGTGACACGGGCCAGCACCTCGCTTGCCAGCGCTTCGTTTAGTTGCAGGTATTGCGCCTGCATGCTGGCGTCGGTGGAATCCACGCGCGCGAACAGTTCAGTCAGCTCGCTGGCCGTGACCTGGCCCGCTTCTTCCAGCAGGGTGAGATCGTGCCGCACCTGGCTGAGCTTGGTTCCGTGTTCACGGGTGATGTCGTGCAGATGGGTGGAGCGCACGACGTCTTCCAACAAGGTGATCGCCTGGGTATCGATCAGCTCCAGCTTGGTATCAATCGCCGCGATGTTGGTATCAATGCCCCCGATCCGGGTATCGATCAGGGCCAGATTGGTATCAATTTCCGGCAGCTTGGTATGGATGCCTTCGATCTTGGTATCGATTAATGCAAGGCCGGTGTTGATCCCCGCAATGTCGGTATCAATTAGGTCGATCTTGTCCAGCATCGCCTGCAAGACCGGAATCCGGGTGATGAAATCGATCTCGGTCAGAAGGTCCGCCAGCGCCGGGGACTTGACGACTTTTTCAATGAGATCGTCCAGGTCCGTGATCTTGCCCGGATCGCCACCATCATTGCCAACGCCGTTGCGGATGCCCGCGCCTTCGCTGGCCTCTTGATGCGCAAACAGCAATTGCCGGAACGAGGTGCGCAGGTCCCGCGCCGGGAGTTTGGCCCCGTCCCGGTACTTCACCATCTCATCCTTAATCGGCGTGTGCCGGGACAGGATCAGGGTATACGCGCCTGCGGGCGGGACGATTTCGACCGTGACATCATCCAGCCAGGTCAACGCGATGGCGGAGGTTTCTTCCCCCTGCTTGTAACGCGCCTGGATATGCGCGCGGTCCAGATAGTCAAAGGGGATGTGGAATTGCGTGTCAACGCCGTCCACGGCATAGCGCACGTAGGACAGGCCGCGTGTGGATTCAATCATGCTCAAGGTCCAAAAGAAAACCGCCCCGAAGGGCGGCTGTAGTTACTCTCTGTTTGTGCCGTCCGGCTTGTCCGGGAATACAGCACCGATCCCGGCTTCGGCGATATTGCGTACACCAGACAGGTTGCTGAACCACCAGATACGCCAGAAGTCGGTCATCTGCTCTTCGGTAATGTGTTCATCAGCAGACAACAGGGACCCGATCATGCCGGTAGAGGCAAGCGCCTTGGTCGCCAGGTCCAGTGCCGGGATGCCCATCACGCTGTTTTGCAGGCCGGTGGAGCGGTTGCCCTGAAAGACCGGCTCCCTGTGCAGCATGTCGCCCATCACAACATCCGTGACCATCGGAATAAAACTCGCCCACGAGGATTGCGCCACCGCGTTCTTGGCGAAGTTGGCAGGCGTTAACAGGCGTTCGCGTTTTTCCGGCTCGCCGATGGTATTGAGCCAGGCACGCGCCGCCCAGCCCATCCCCGCAAACGCGGTGGACAGGGCCAGCATTTGGTAGGTGCCCCACTCATTCCAGTGGTGCGCGGAGTTCAGGAAGTGCCGGGTGTAGCTGTTGAACATGAACGTGCGGAATTGCAGGATCAGCCGACCGGCGACCCCGTGCATGGCCTCAATGGAATCGGAGGCGTCGGCTTCCAGTACCTGATGCCGGGTGATGCGGTACATCAAGGCCGAGAGCCGCTCACGGGTTTCCAATGGCAGGGCGGAGGGGTCGATCTCCTCAATCTTGTTCACGGTCTTGAGATAGGCAAACACCTGTTGCTGCCCGGCCTCATCCAGCCCCCATGTGCGCAGACGGTCGATATCTCCTTGTCTCAGGGTATGGGCCTTCGCCATCTCCATCATGCGCAGGAGCGTTGCCCGCCCGGCCAGTCGTTGCAAGATCGCCGTGATCGGGGCCATGCCCGACAACACATTGGTCACGTGATTGGCCCCCATCAGCGCCTTGTCAGCCCAGGGCGCGCGGTCAAAGGTTGGTTGTACCACCGATCCATCGTCATCCAGCCGCAGAAACGGCGGGTTGCGGATAAGGTCTGTACCGGGCGCAAACAGGTCTTCCATGATCTGCGCTTCCTTGCTGCTGAGGCTGCCATCACGCCCGCGCTTGAGCATGGCCGGGATTTCCGGGATTGAACGGATGACATTACGGACTCCGCTATGGGCGATGACCGGCCCCAATTCGGCAAACATGGTGAAGCCGACCTGGTTCATGACCCGCGAAAAATTCCAGTTGCGGATAAAGCGCCCATACCGCGATGCCCGGCTGTTGGGGGCGATTTCCGTGGAGCGGCCAAAGGTGGTATTGATGCCAATATCGAGCATGCGTTTGATGTCGGCCTCCTTGTCCCCGGCCTTGCGTGCTTCCACCAGGACCTGATTTTCGAACATGTCCAGTTGCGCGCGGTTCTTGATATTGGCCTTGTTGGACAGCGCCGCCCATCCGGTGATCTCGCGCATGTAGCGGGACAGCACGGATTCCACGTCATTGTCGAACAAGTCGCTCGCCTTGACCGTGACTTCTTCGCCGCGCTCGTTGACCAGCCGGGCGGTGAAGTTTTCATCGAGGTCAACCCGCTTCTTAGCGCGGTCGAGCTTGCCTGCTTCGCGGGCGTTGCGTTCGTATCTGGTCAACAGATCCCGTGAGCGGGATTCCGGCACGCCTGCCTCATTCAGCATCTTTCCAAGCTCGGCCACATCATCCTGATTGAGCGGGGTGTGTAGCTGGCTCAGGGTGTCGCCTTCAGCGTGTTTTTGGGCGCGCTTGATATAGGCGGTTGCCACGGCATCAAGCATTTCGTCATCTATCGAGACAGCGTCACGGGCTTCCCATGCCTTGCGCAGGGCCGGTTTGATAAGGCCCTGAAGCACCGTCTTTTCGTCCAGATACAGCTCCCCGAACAGCTTCTGGAAGCCGTGTGCATTCCAGTAGCGCGGGAGGTAGCGCGCATTCTCGCCCACAGGGGCGAATCCATCCAGCCCTTGATCCTTGGCAAGCTGCAAGGCGTCTTTGAGGGAATGGCGGACACTTTCCGCCGCTTTCAGGGCTTCTTGCGAGATACCGTCGGTTTCCCCGCGCACCGCGCGCCCGACTTCAATATTGAATTGCTTGCGCGCGTTGAAATCGTAGAACTTGATGTTGTGGGCTTTCTTGTACTCCGCCTCATTGAAGCCGCGCCGCCACTTGGTTTCAAGGGTCGCCAGATGGCGCTTGGCAAATTCGCTGGTGGATTCGGCCACGGCAATGTTGCGGTCGGTATAGCCGACACCCTCCCGGAACAGGATACGTCCGGCTTCGCGGACAACAGACGATTTGGCCTTGCCCATGCGCGCGGCAAGGTCAATGCGGATACGGGAAAAGTGCGGCTGGATCGCGGAGCCTTCCATGGCCCGGTCCAGCAGCAATTCCTCGGCGGGGCGGTCCGGGCGCAAGGGGTGTGCGCCGGGTGTGGGGTCCACATCGGGCACAATGTCGCTGCGCTGTGTGGCGCTCAATGTGCCGTCCCCGGTCGCCATCCCGGCGGCGCGCTTGACCGCATCGGGGTTGATGGTGTCGTGGTACAGGTGCCCACGCCGTGCACCGAATGCGCCGCCCAGGGCAAAGGCCAGGGCCGATGCCTGGACGCCGTCCTTGAGCGTAATCTCGGGATTGTAGTAGGACATGCCCGCCATCATCCCTGCCGTGGCGCCAGCGGCGACTGCACCAGAGCGCAGGGCATTGCCGATCCGCCCGGCCTTGCTGGCATAGCCAATCGGGGCGGCAATGACATCAATCGCCAGCCCGCCCACGTCGGTCATGCCCAGCCCCAGATTGCCCCAGAACCCAAACTCGGACAGGGTGTAGGCGTCTTCCTGATTCTGTAGGGCGATGCTCTCAAGCCATTCCAGGTGCTCGTCGGAATGGGCACGCTCAAACAATTCCCATTGCGCCGAGTCAATGCCTTTGGCCTGCCAGCGCTTGGCGACATCCTCGGGCAGACGCCAGCCAGGCTGCGGCCTGAAATCGACTTCCTCCCCCGCGCGCAGGAACGTTCCACTAAACCCGCTACGGTTTGCGGCGCTGACGCCGCCCCAGATTCCGGTATCTTCGGTATGCTGTGCGGCTGCCTGGCGTGCGGTCTCCCTTTGTTGGCGGAGTAAGGCGCTTTCCGTATCGGAGTAGCGTTCGCCATCGGCCAAATGTCGCAAATCCTCAAACATTAATCTTCGTCCGGTTTTTGTTTGGAAAGGTAGCGCAGGAAATCAACAGGAATGCCGCTGATTTCAGTTGTCCGAAACTCACGGTCCCGCAGCATTTGCTGGTATTCGGGGCTTGCCATCAATGTGTCGATGGCGGCTTGATCGGCTTCAAACTTGCGCTTGTTGAGTGCGTCGGTATGTGCGTTCTGGAAATTACCGACCCCGGCTTTGGGCACTGTCTGCTGGAAGCGCAGACGTTCCATTTCACGCTCAAGCTGTCTGTTGCGCACGCGCGTTTCGGCCAGCCCGTTAGACCAATCCCGCCAGTGGCGGGCCACACGCGAAGGATTAAATAGCACACGTTCCCCGGTATCGGGATCGGTTACAGGGAAGCCGTCCGGGGCCGTCACAACCCATTGTTTTTCACTTCCCGGCAAGGGGTACGCGGTGAATGCACTTTCAGGCTGCCCGGCGCGTTTGGCGATTTCCCGGACAAACAGGGAGACCCCTTCTTCGCCGCCCGCCGGAATCCCGTGATTGGGGACTCGACGTCCGTTGACAAGGGTGCGCGAATTGTCAAATTCCTCCACCGCCGCCTTGAGTGCCGCTGCCCCCGAAACGCCGGGATTTTCATTGGCAATGGCATTGGCCCGGCGCTGAATGTGGAACCAGTCCGTGGCGGGGCGTTCGTGTTCCTCCCCGGCAATCTCCACGCGGGCGTATTCCTTTTTAGCGTCCTTGAGCGCCGCCGTGACCCCGTAAGCTGCTGCCTCCGCATCCTGTTTGGCACTGCCCATCCGGGCCAGGAATGTCTGTGCGTCATGTCCGGCGACCGTGACCTCCTGGTGATACTGGTCAAACACTGCTGCCCGGCTGCCCGCCGCTTTGCTGGCAAATGCGTGGGATTGGTTGCGCAGTTGCTGATACAGCGCGGCCTGCTCGCTGAACCGCCCGGCGTTGTCATATCCGCCCAATCGCAGCACATTCTGGTAATAGGTCGGCACGATGTTGAAGGCAATGGCATCTTCCAATACCGCGTCCATTGCGGCTTGCCGTTGTGCCTCGGGGAGCGCAGATGCCGCTTGTAGGCGTTTGTCCAGAATGCCCCGGTTCTGTTCCTCGGTCAGCCACATCGAGTTTTCCCGTTGTTGCTTTTCTTCCTTCACCGCCTTGGCCCGTTTTTCGGCGGCGTCCTGTAATGCCTTGAGACCTTGTTCCTGCTTGTCATACCAGCGCCGGATAAAGGTAAGCCGGTCCTGCCCGCTCAATCCCAATTGATCGGCGGCATCATCAATCACGGTATCCGTGAGACGGCCCTGTTTGGCAAGATCGCGCAAGGGGCGCTCGGCCTGCACCAAGGCGTTTTTCTGTGCTTCCTCTCGGCCCGCTTGCTGAACCTGCGCACCGTGCGCCGCCGCCTTGCGAATATCCTCGCCGTGGCGTCCGTCCATCAGCGAGACGCCGTGTTCGTCCTTGCGGTTTTCCAACAGGTCCAGCAGCGCCGGGATATCGCCCTTGCCAGTGGCCAATGATTCCATCAGCGCTTTGGCGACAAGGGCGTCCACATCGCGCTTGCCCAAATAACCAAACTCAGCCCGGTCAAAGTAGGCGTATAGACTGTCCAGACCTTCATTGGTGATCGGCTCGCCACTCTCGAATTTATCCCGGATCAGCGCCGTGGCGGCTTCTTCCTGCCGGGTCAGCATCTCCACGGCGGAGGTTTTCTGGTGCTGGCTGTACAGGGATGCGTCGGCCTTTTCCAGCGCTGCCAGTGTGGTGTCGCGGATGCGTGGGTCCTGGAATGCCGGGTGTTGCAGGAGTTCGGATCTGGACGCCTGCACGAGGTCTGCATAGTCGGCGTCCGGTTCGGCCTGTGCAAGTTGCACCGCCATCTCCGAATGCCAGTTGCGGATTTTCAGCAAGGCGTCGGATTCGTGATAACCACGCCGGTAGTCTTCGCTGGCCTCTTCAAGAATGTATTCGGGGAGACCGTGAAGGCCGTTGAGTTCTTCTTCCCGGCGTTTGCTTTGGCCCTCGCTGTAGTCGGCCTGGCGCTGTTCGTCACGCTTGGCGGCGTTGCGCTGTGCATAGATATTGCCGAGCAATTCAACACCACGGGCGGCGATCTGCGCTGACTGCCCGACATAGCGGGACGGCTCTTGATCGGCGTGAACGGCCAGGATCGGGACCTCGGCACGCCGGGACGGGACGGCATCACGGCGGACAATCTCTTTGGGTTTGATGCGTGGCATGGGTTACGTGTCCTTCCCGATCTGATATTTGTCGTAGGCGTTCATGCCGGTACTCAGCAGCCCGCCCCAAAGCTCGCCACGTCCGGCGCGGAGGCGGGCACGGGCTTCAGCCTGGCTGGCGTTGATGGCCTGTTTGCGGTTCTTGTCCATCAGCGCCATATCGCGCCCGGCCTGGGCCAGCATGTCCTGTCCCAACAGGGCAATGGAGTTGCCGGAGACCCCGGATTCCGCCGCCTGGGCGCGCAGCGAAGCGCGCAGTTCACGCGCTTCCTTGATCCGGGTGTCGTTACGCTCGGCGGTCTGGTCGTTGATCTGTTCTTGCTGCGCCGCCGATGCCTCAGCAACGGCTTTGGCCTGGCCGCGCTGGCCCTTGATCTGAAGGCCCGCCGATACCGCCGTGGTCATGGCCATCACGGCCAATGCAGGATTGCACATGGGGTTTTACCATCAAAACAAAAGGAAGTTGGAAGGGGCCGTAGGGGGTTGCAGGGGATTCACAAAATCCCATCCAGCGCAGCCAGCGCCGTGACGTCAGGGCGCGGCAGTCCACGTAGTTGAACAAGACGCCAAAGGCAGCCGCCCATGCCGTGGTGAAGCGGCGGGCGGTGCGCAGGAACACACGTCTGATGGGCGGTAAGGTCAGGGCATCCGTGCCCAACAGCCAGACCGATGTTGGCCCCTCGGGGTGGTGCGCGTAACCGAACACCGCCACGGGCTGCCCGTCCCACAGCGCCACGTAACCGCCGTCACTCGCCATCACCGCCCAGGCCAGCGCCTGTAGCGGCGTATGTCCGTGGGAGGCCATGACTTCGCGGGCATCCTCAGCGCGCATGTGTTCAGCGATATGGGCAAGGTCAGCGGCGAGCGGGGAGCGAAAGGCGAGCATCACCGCGCCTGCCGAACGTGCATGCCGCGCCACTGCGCGGATTGGAACCAGCACTGATAGGGCAGGCTGTTGATGAGGCTCATCTGGATATTGCGGGCATCGCCCAGGACCGGGAAGCGACGTGAGCCGGAGTGATACACAGGGGCGGACAGTACAAACTCGTGGTGCCCCAACACACGCGCGGTATATGCACCGCTGTGCGCGGCCAGATACGTCTCGGTGTGCTGTGTGCCCTGATTGGCGACTTCCAGTTCAAAGTACGCGCCACTGTTGTAGGCGACTTCAATATCCCGGAGTTGGGTGCGTCCGCTGATATCCGCCTGCCCGCCCTCGCTGCGCAGCATGGCGCGGGACAAGGTGAGCCGACATTCGTAATCCAGACCAACAATGAGATCGCCGCCGGTGTGGTTGCCGGGGAGGGTGATCCGGGTCCCACCATTGGCGAGGGTCCATCCCGCAGGGAGCGAGAAATACGCGCCCGCATCCTCCCACCCCGCGCCCTTGAGTACGGTGAAGGGCCGTTCCGACTGGATCGCATAGGGAAGGTCGATCAGGGTCCGGTTGCCGAATGCCTGATAGACGGGCGTGACCGTGACGTGACGGTCCAACAAGGGCTGATCGTCCAGTGCCAGCTTGATCCGCAGGAGTTCGCAGCCGCCATCGGGGGATTCCGCCACCAGATACATATCATCGGCGATGGCGTGCATGTGGACAATGCGCCCGATCCCGGATAACTGCCAGCGCGCCCATGCCGATTGCTGCTTTTCATCGCCCGCCCAGCGCACAAAATACACGAAGAGCTGATTGTTATCCGGCTTGTCCCAGGCCACCAACACGCAATTGGCGTTGGTCGCCGGGGTCATCGCACGGATGCGCCCCTGAAGGATGCGGGGCACGTGTGCAGTCACATCCCCCGCTGCGCCGGTCACGGCCTGATCGCTCATAAAGTATTCGCGCATCTGCGCGTACTGGCCGTTGTCGTCAATGAAGTACAGCGATTCGCCCAGGAGCTTTGGGCGCAAGTACGGACTGGCCCCATAACTGGCGATCGGCGTGGTCTTGACGTACTTGGCAGCCAGATACGGCTCGGAGGTAAGCATCGCCTGGCCGCTGGCCGCCACCAGATACAGGGCAGACTGGAATGACACCGCGTGATGCAGGCTGGTGACGCCATTGCCCATGACGACACTGACGTCAATCGGGTCTGCATCCAATACCTGCGTGACCGATGTGCGCCAGAAATTGAACGGGGCAGACACCTCCGACAAGATGACATTCTCCCCGGACAGAAAGCCCAGGCGGTCACGGTGAATAAACACATCGCGGATGCGCTGGCCGGTGAAGCTCGGAAAGGGGTTGCTGTCACTGTCCCCGGCCTTGCGCTCGGTCCATTCCGGCGCGCCGAAGGAAAACCAGAAGCCGTCGGCGTGGACCGGATCGGGGATGCGCTTCAATACGTGTGGCATGGTGGCGCGGTCCACCCGATGCGGGATGCCGGGTTTGGCGCATTCCAGCCAGACCTGGGAGGATTGTTTCTGCACGTAGTAATCGTCAAACGGGGATTCGGTGGAACCGATGACCGCGTAAATCGCGCCAGTGGGCACGGCATCGCCTGCGGTCCCCTTGGGAAGGTCACTCATGGTTTGCACGCTGCCGTGAAGGATGCCCGGCGATGCGGCGGGGTCTTCGCGCACACGCACGAGCCGATTGACGATAAACGTGGTATCGGCCATGGTGGCGCTGGCAAAGACCGTCCACGGCTGCTGGCCCTGGGTGTCGAGATAGTCCAGCGCATCGGCGGTCACGTTGACCGTGCATTCCTGCCCGCTGATGTGATCGAATACGCGAATGCTGCGATGCCCGATCACCACCAGATAGCGCTCAAATTCATCGCGGACAATCGAGTGAAAGTGGGAATCGGGGGCCGTGGTGCTGCCCAATCCGGCGACAAACTGCGCCGGGGGCCTCTTGCCCGCACCCTTGGCCGCGTGTAGCCAGGTATTGCGGGCGCGCCAGACCTGGGAGGGGCTGCGCACGGTGTCATCCTGCTGCGATTCCCCGCCCAGAAAACTTGGATAGGTGCCAGTGATGAGGGCCATATCAGCGATTCCAGATGGTGGTGACGTCGGCGTTGTCCGTCAGATAGTTGTGTCCGCGTGCGTAGGAAAAGTCCGCGTGCTCGCTGGCAAAGATGGCGTATGCCTCTTCCTCGTGACGCTCGGTAAACAGGAACAATTGATCGCTGCCAAGAACGCCGGTCTGGAATAACCGCGCCGCGCGCACCGCGATATAGCGGCGGGCGGATTCGGGCAGGTCTTCATAGGCCAGATGCCAGACGATGTAATCGGCGACTGGGGCCGTGGCAAAGGTGTCTGCCCCGGTCACGGGATTGAGCAAGCGCGGGCCACGTACCAGCAAAGGCGTACCGCCCCGCGCCGGGTAGAGTTTCAGGATCGTGGCCGGGGGATTGACCTTGCCCTGTGCGTTCAGGGTGAAGGCGTATCCCTCTTGTTCGTTGAACCACCAGCCCTTGCTCTGGATTTCCCGGCTCACCGCGTACAAGGTATCGCGCGCCTGGGAGGCGTACAGGTTGCCGACTGTCTCCAGGCTGTTGATCGGGGATTCGCCAATGGCGTTCAGCATGACATTGACCGCTTCAAGCTCGGTCGTGGGGGTCAAGGTCGGCATCGGGATCACCTGGGAATGGAGTTGCTTTCGATAAGGCACTCCCTATCGAAAGAGAAAAAGCCCCTCCGAAGAGGGGCGTAGGGAACGGCGGGCCAGGAGTAACAGCCCGCCGCCGGGCGTGCCTGCGGATTACGTGTTCGCAAGCTCCACTGCGCCGCGCGGCGCGAGAATGCCATGCCCGATGGCGTATTTGGCCAGCATCAAAGTGCCTTGGCGTGAGACCTGATATTCAGATTCCAGCGCCATGTCCAGTAGCACCAACGTGCCAACTGCCGAACGGTGAAAGATCACACCTTTGGTTTTGGTGAAATCGCCACGGTACTTGGTGTACCCCGCGGCGACATTGGTCTTTGGCAGGTTGTTGACGCACACCAGCGGAATCCGGGCCACGGAGGCGATCATCGCCTGGCCGTAGGAGCCGTTGGCTTCCGGGTTGATATCGCGGTCAATGAGGTCCTTGTTCTCGGTCAACAGATACCACTGCGCCGGGGCCAGCGCGCCGGTGTATTCCGTCGGGTTGTCCGGCATCAGCTTTTCGTCCAGAAGCTGGCGCGCGGAACGGAAGGCATTGGCAAGCGCATTGGCGTTGTTATACATGTTGGCGTGCTTGATGATCGCGCCGCCCGGTTGTCCCTTGACCTTGCCGCTCGTGCTGCGCGCGGCATTGATCGCAATGCGCAGCTCGTTCTGTTGCCGGGCCAGGGCCAGCGCCGCGCCTTGCTGGCGGCTGTATTCGCCGCGCACATCGTAGTGATTCATCGCCTCATCGATCCCGGCCAGGAAGGCGTGCGAGATCAGCATGTTGTCCAGGGTGAGGACGGTTTCATTGTGCTCGACGCTCAGCCCCAGAATTTCCGCGCCAGGAGCGTGGTACTGCGCACCAATGGTGCCGATATTGGGGAAGGCCGCAGATTTTCCAGAATCAATCCGGCGTACGGTGACACGGCCATCGAGCTTGTAGTTTTCCACAAAGGAGGCGATGACTTCGGTGAGGTATTGCTTTTTGAACAATGCCCAGCTGTCGGTCCCGCCGCGAGCGAGGCCAAGACGTGAGGGGTTTGCGTTAGACATGGGAGTCCCTTGGTTTAGTGATAGAGGTCAGATGCCGCCATCCGCGCTTCCACCGTGGCCCGATAGGCCGGGTCGCTGCGGTAACGGGGGTCGCGCACGGCGTCCACCGCCTGCGCCTGGGAGGCGAACGGCTGCACGCCGGTCTCGGGGCTGGATGCCTTGCCGTTCAACAGCCGGGTATTGCCGCCGCGCAGGGCGATCAGGGCCTGCACCGCCATCGTGGCGCGGTGGGTGTCGCCCGATTGGATGGCGGCATTGAATACACGCTTGTGATCGGCGCTGGCGTGGGTAGCGGCCCATTGGATCAGGGCGTCGTATTCGCCCTTGCCGCCTGCGGGAGCGTACACCGCCGTTTCAAACGACTGTGCGCGGGCGCGTAACCCGTCAACGTACACGTCCACCAGGTCTTTTGGATAGCCT